TAGTACTAAAGATATTAGTCTAATTAATAGCCTATCTGAGCTAATTAATAAATACTACGCTATGTCTGATTCGTACATAGATGACCACAAGTACAATAGTGCTAGGTACATAGGTACCAATCTACATGCTAGGTTCTTTCTTGGTTCGATAGAGTTTAGATATCATGAGGGTTCTATACGTTCTCAACCTATAAAGGAGTGGATACTATTTCTAAATAGAATTATGAATAAGTCTAAAACATTACATAAGGATACTAAATTATATAGACAAATACTTTCTGTAGGAAACGACATGGATATACTTAGAAGTGTAACAGGTAGATATGGAGTTGACTACATAGAAAAACGAATAGATAAACATAAATAAGAGGAGGAAATATGTGTGGTATATTCGGCTTCGCTAAGACTAGCGACAAGCAGAATGACAATCAGCTAGAAATCCTTAAGAGATTACTTACTGAACTCACAGACGAATCATCTATAAGAGGTACAGATAGTACTGGGTTCTCTATTATGAATCCAGATACTAGATATACATTTAAGACTCTTATGGATTCATCTGAGTTAGTAGATAGTGATGATTGGTCTACTATACTTAACAAGATAGATAGACAGACTACTATTGCTATGGGTCATGTAAGACTAGCTACAACAGGTAGTGTGAAACTAGAGAACGCTCACCCTTTTAACATAGGTGATGTTACTGGTGCTCACAATGGTATTATACACAACTACAATGAGGTAGCTAGTTCTATGGGTAAACCATCTCCAGATGTAGACTCGCAGGTTCTATTCCAATCGTTGAATAGAAACCATATGAGTAAAGCATTTGAAAATATAGATGGAGACTTTGCTATTACTTGGGTAAAGGATAGTAATAGAAAGCTACATATAGCTAGAGAGAGTGGTAGACCTATGGTAGTTTCTTATTGGAAGAAGGCTAGAGTTTTGTTCTGGGCATCTACTTATAAGATTATGAGTGATGCTATGACTAGAGCAGGGTTACGCCTACCAATACATAATGTACCTAAGGACTTCATATATACGTATGATACAGATATGTTTGATGGTAGAGATAATAGAGAGTCTGTAGCTTTTGAGACTCTTAGTCAGTTCAATAAGGTTAATGATTGGTGGTCTAGATACGAGTACATTAGCCCAGCTACTCACTACCTAAATGCTAGTAAGACAGAGGCACCTAGTACTAAGAGGTGTGATTACTGTTACGTGTATGTAAAACAAGAAGAGATATGGAAAGATGAGTGTAATAGAAATGTGTGTTGGGAATGTGAGTATGGTGATGTAATAGGAGGTACTTCTTGTGGAGGATAAAAAGAAAGTAATACTGGTAGGTTTTCCTAATTCAG